CCATTGTTGTCATACTGGTCTTTCTCATCCAAGTTAACAAAGCCTGTAAGCGTCAGGTATGTGCCTTTCTTACCCTGATAAAGCCTAGACTTATCAATCTGTGTTACATCAATGTTTATTTCTATGCCAATCTTAGCCATTTTTTAGCCCTTCAGTTTGTTTATGTATTCGTTTAAGTCTGCTAGAAATTCAGGCAAAACCTTTTCAAATCCAGCTTTCCATTTTAAGTAATTCTCATCTTGTGAATTTGTGCGAACTACTAGCGTTTCTGCTTGCTCGTTATAGCTCACAAAATCCCACCATTCACGGCCTGATACAAATAAGCAGCCATATACCTGGTGCAAGTATTCATCTGGCACTACGCCTTTCACAAAGTATTTAACATGTGTTTTAAGGTCAGGACACTTTATTTCTAAGCCGCCATCATCGTTAACTAGCGAATCAGGACTAGCGCCATACTGAGCGCCATCATAAGGCAGGCACAGGCCAACCTCTTTGCACTCAGCTTCAAACATGAATTCATACCAAGCTCTAGCAGTAGCCTCTAGCTCATTGCCTCGCTCTGTGTGTTGATTACCCGTAAAAGTCTGCTGTGACTCTTTGGTGATAGCCTCGGCTGCTAGCTCATAGATATAAGCATCAGTAGAGCGTTTTAGCTGCTTTGTTGTCATTACCTTGTTAAAGTTTGATGCAGTGGCAATGCCTAATCGGTCATTAAACCACTGCTCTGTGCCTTGCCCAGCATTAAGAATTATCATTTTGCCTTTGCCTCAAGCGCAGATATAGCCCTGTCAAACATGCTAACAGTTATATCTTCAATATCTTTAACGCCAAGCCATTTAAGAAACGCAGCTTTATCAGCACCAACATCATCAATCATTATAGAAATTGAATTGCGCTGATCTTCGCTAATGAACATGGAATCCTCGCCAACCTCTTTCAGTTCTGGCTGATACGATTCGCCCAAGCCTTCATGGTCATTTAAAACCTCTACAGCCTTGTTTAGGTCTTCGCACACAGGCCAATACTTAGAGGCTCGCTTAACAACTGTTTTACGCATCATCTCTTCTGGGTATGTTTTCCAAGGGCCTTTGGCTGCTTTTGATGAAGCTTTGATTTTATTTAGCGCATCTATGTCCATCTCTTCTGTGAGATAATCACCACTAGGAAGCTTGACCGTACAGTAAGCACCAATAATGCCGCCTTTATCGCCAAAGGTTTTCTGCTTGTGAGTCGGTGCTTTGTCTATGCCATTGTTCTCATAAAAGTCATTTTCATACACTAGCTTAGCTTGACCCCATTCAATTGAGCCAGAGCGCACTGCTAGGTGCATAAGGCCCATGTAAGATATATCTAAGCATATGCGACCATCACGAGGCACAAGGTAAGCGTGCTTATTAGCAGGATTTAAACTAATGCTAATAGATGCAACATTGATAATTGCATTCTGTAGGCTCGCTGGATTACCTAAAGCTATTTTGCTTGTATATTCGTTGGCCTGTAATGTTTGTATAGCAAACTGCGACTCACGCGCCCAAGACACAAGCTGGGCCTCATTAACATTATTAAAAAATGACTCCTGCTGATGAATTAAATCAACAGGGCTTAATTGTTGGCTCATAATCTGCAAACCTCCTTCAAGTCGCCAATATCTTTAGTGTCGTTATAGGCTTTCATGTAATCACGTCTAAACATAGGCGCGACAACAGTGTCATCAGCTTTTTGACCATTCTCAGCAGCAATCTGCCCAAGGTAACGAGCATTACCCCTAGCAGCATTAAGCCGCAGTTGATTGTTTTCGTTGCCGTAGCTCATTTTTTTAGCTCCAGTAAAGTCCTATACTCTTTGTCAGTGACAACATAGTATTTTTCATCAGTTGGGTTTACAGCATCTAGGAATGCCTGCAAACCGCGCATCAAGCCTGATACTGGCTTTTCACGTAGCTTATCCCATCCATAGCTGAACATGCGGCCCTGACGAATAGGGCGAAAGCCATTGCATTTATCAATGATAAGCGTGTCAGCTTCAGGAATTGGCGCATTATGCGTATCAGCATATTGAACACAAGCCTTGTCTGTTGCCATATATTGAAAACTAGCATCAATGTTTATCATTTCGTCTAAGTTTGCTTTTTTAGTCATTTTCCCTTTTCTCCTTGTGCGGCTTATGCCGCGTTAGTTAAGTTATATTCAATTTGTTCAATCACTGCTGATTCCATCGCTTTATCATCTGTTGGGATGTCATCAAAGCACACTGACTCATAACCATCAGCAGGCGTAATTGATAATATTTCAAAGTCAACATCGGCAGCGCTACCAGGCTCATTAAAGGTGTCTTGAGTCTCAGGCGTGTAGCTGATTACATTGATGTCAAATTGTGCTGAGCAAATAATTAATTTCATGTCGTATCTCCTAATTGATGAATCTATTATTAATCTTATCTTGCAACATTGCAAGCTATTTGTTAAATTAATTTCAAATTAACTAAGGAGACAAACATGATTGAACTACACAACATAGACTGCATGGAATACATGAAAGGGCTAGAGGACAATGCTTTTGAGTTGGCTATTGTAGATCCGCCTTATGGGATAGGAGCGGCTAAAATGAAGATGAATAATTCAAATCATAAGTTTAAAAATTGGGATGATAATGTACCAAATTCTTTATATTTTAATGAGCTGTATAGAGTTAGTGAAAATCAAATTATATGGGGTGGAAACTATTTTCATTTACCGCCTAATAAGTGTTTTTTGATTTGGGACAAGAAACAGCCTGAAGGCGTTAGCTTTGCTATGGCCGAGTATGCCTGGACTTCATTTAAAGGCGTGGCTAAAGTTTTTTATCAGTTCCCCAGCCATGTTACGCAGGGCCAAAAAATACACCCCACTCAAAAGCCCGTTAAGCTCTACGAATGGCTATTAGCTAACTACGCCAAAGAGGGCGACAAGATACTCGACACACACTTAGGCAGTGGCTCAAGCGCAATAGCAGCCCATTATGGTGGCTTTGACTTTGTAGGCTGTGAGCTTGATGAAGATTACTTCAAGGCAGCACAAGAGCGCATTGACAGAGAAACAGCACAATTAGATATGTTTTAAATTTTAATAAGGGCTTTACACGCCCTTTTATTTTAACTAAAATCTTATAAAGATTAAAAAAGAGGTGCAAGATGAAAAAGGATAACGGAAAGAAAGAGCTAAAAATACCAACTGGTATTGCTATGACTCCAACACTAAAACAGCGTATTGAGAAGAAAGCGCGTGAACAAGGCAGATCGTTTAGTCAGCAGGTTTGTTTTGTATTAGAAAAACACGCATAAAGAAAAGCCCTATATTGTCTGGCAGGACTCAAGGGCAAAACATAAAGTAACCGAGGACAATCTTAATGCAAGGTTGGATAAAAGTCCATAGAAGCATGACAGACCATCTATTGTGGAAGTCTGAGCCATTTTCAAAAGGCCAAGCTTGGATAGATTTGTTAATGCACGCTAATTTTTCTGATAACGAGATACTTATTAAAGGTCAGGTTATCAGGCTATCACGAGGCCAGCAGGCCAGATCAGAAGTGACGCTCTCTAAGTCTTGGAAGTGGTCAAGAAACAAAGTTAGACGCTTTCTTGAACTTTTGAAAAAAGAGGGGATGATTGTCACTGAAACGACACACCTCACAAGTATCATAAGTATCTGTAATTACGAGAGTTTTCAGGATGGCGATACAGCAGGCGGAACAAGTGTCGGAACAAGTGTCGGAACAGCAGGCGGACATCTGACGGAACACAGTAAAGAATGTAAAGAAAGAGAAGAAGGTAAAGAAGGTAAAGAAGTACCTAAGTCAAAATATAAATATTCTGACGATGACTTGAAATGTGCTGAGTATATTTATTCGCTCGTTTTAAAAGTCACACCCAATATGAGAAAGCCAAATCTACAGAGCTGGGCTAATACTGTTCGACTTATGATTGAATCTGATAACCGATCACATAAAGAGATATGCCAAGTTATGCAGTGGGCTAATAGCGATCAGTTTTGGTCATCAAATATTTTATCGGCT